GGCATCGAGGCTGGCTGTGGCATCGAGGCTGGCTGGGGCATCAAGGCTGGCTGTGGCATCAAGGCTGGCTGGGGCATCGAGGCTGGCGAGGGCATCAAGGCTGGCTGGGAACATGGTATCTATGCCGGTCTACGCGTTAAGGTCACAAACCGGGAATACCGCGCTATTCGGGCAAAAAACAAGCCGGACAACATCATGTGCGGAGAATGGATGGAACAATAAAAAGCGCCGCTCCCCGGTGTGCAGACCAAGGGGGCGGCAAAGGGGACGAGCACAATACATAACTATTATAGCACGTCCATCCCAAAATGCAAGATGGAGGCGTGAAATGCACAGAGAACCAAGCCGCTGCAAATACTGCGGCGAGATCATTGAGGGGCGTGGGATACGCTGCGCTGGGGAGCTGGTCCATGATGACTGCCTGGACGACATCCAGGACCCGGAGAACGAACTAAAATACATGAACGCATACCCAAACACGCTGCTGGAGTTCCTGCGGGAACACCGGGCAGATGATTTCCTCAATGAGTTTTGGGGTGTGTTCCGGGACGAGAACATGGTAGATATCGAAAGGTGGAGTGTGAGTTGAGCGAAAACTACTTTGTGACGCTGAACAACATCAATGTCAACGGCAAGACGGAAAAGAAAAACAACCTCACCTACCTGTCCTGGGCGTGGGCCTGGGCTGAGGTCAAGAAGCTGTTTCCAGAAGCGACCTATACCATCTATGAAGATGCAAATGGACTGTTTTACCACACGGACGGGAAAACGTGCTGGGTCAAGACGGGGGTAACGGTTAATGGTATCGAGCACATCGAATATCTCCCGGTCATGGACTACAAAAATCAGTCTATCCCGCTGGAAAAGGTCACGTCCTTTGACGTGAACAAAGCCATTCAGCGCAGTTTGACAAAGGCGGTGGCCCGCCATGGGCTGGGGCTTTACATCTATGCGGGGGAGGATCTGCCGGAGGCGGAGAATCCAAGTGACAAGGTGGATGATAGTGCCCGGCAGGAATTTGAGAAGGTCCGTCCGCTGCTCCACTGTGAGGACTGCGGGAAGAAGATCGTTGGAGCGAAACGGAAGGACGGCACGGTTCTAACGGCAAGTTCCATTGCGGACGGCACAAAACAGAAATTTGGACGGGTTTTATGCCTGGACTGCGCCCGCTCTATTGAGGCGGTGAAACCATGAACCTGACATTTGACGATGCCCGCCTGGACCTGAACGGCGGGACGTGGCTTTGCCTCAAGGTGCGGGAACCCGCCCTGGCCAAGCGGTTTGTATTGGAGCGGCGCAAACGGCTCTATGACCTGGAAGTAAAAGAGCACCGGGAGAAGCGCAGCCTGGACGCGAACGCTTACGCCTGGGTGCTCATGGACAAGCTGGCGGCAGCCATCGACAGCACGAAGGAAGAGATATACCGGGAGAAGGTGCGTCAGTTCGGCCCGTACCGGGATTTCACCCTGACCGAGAGCGAGGCAAAGACCTTTTGCACGGCCTGGGGCAAGCTGGGCGTTGCGTGGCCCACGGAGCAGGTAGACTATGCCCCTGATGGTGAGCGTGTCGTCATTCGGGCCTACTATGGCTCCAGCACCTACAACACCAAGCAGATGTCCCGCCTCATTGACTCCATCGTGGACGACTGCAAGGCAGTTGGAGTGGAGACCTTAACGCCGGACAAGCTGGCGCTGCTGAAGGAGGGGTGGAAACGTGCATCGGATGACTAAGGCCACGGCGATCCCGGCGAAGGTGAAGGCCGCTGTGGCTCTCAGAGACAGCGACAACGGTCCGGCTACCTGCATCATCTGCGGAGAGCCTGGAGGCCCTCATTGCCACGTGGTACGCCGCTCACAGGGCGGTATGGGGGTCGAGCGGAACATCGTGACGCTGTGCAACAAATGCCATTATGCGTTTGATGAGGGACTGTTTCTAAATCGCCTCCGCTCCCTTGGATTCAACAGCCAGGAGGATATCAAGCGATATATCGTGGACTACCTGAAAGGGTTTTATCCAGATTGGACGCCAGATAGCGTGACCTACCGGAAATGGGGGCGGGCGGATGAAACAGACTGACCGGGTACTCCGGTACATGCGGGATTTTGGGAGCATTACTCCCTTGCAGGCCCTGGGTGATCTTGGAGTCATGCGGCTGGGGGCAAGGATTTGGGACCTGCGCCGGGATGGGCACCACATCACCCGGCGGATGGTGTCCGGGAAGAACCGTTACGGCGAAGCGACCAGCTACGCCGAATACAGATTGGAGGATAACGATGCTCAATCATATCACAATCATGGGCCGGTTGACCCGGGACCCTGAGTTGCGCCACACCCAGAGCGGCACAGCGGTAGCGTCCTTCTCCCTGGCGGTAGATCGGGATGGGAAGGACAAGGGGACGGATTTTATCAACGTGACGGCTTGGAAAAACACGGCGGAGTTCGTGTGCAAATACTTCACTAAGGGCCGCATGGCCGTGGTGGACGGTAGGCTGCAAATGGACTCCTGGACAGACCGGGACGGAAACAAGCGCACCAGCTACAATGTGGTGGCGCACAGCGTCTACTTCGGGGACAGCAGGCGGGAGGAATCAGACAGCCGGGAACCGGACTACGCGCCTCCACCGCAGGATTTTACAGAGCTGGCCGATGATGACGTGGAATTGCCGTTTTAAGGCGGTGGGACAATGGCACTTGATTCGTTCAATGTCTATCACAGCTACCTAAAGGCATTAGAACCCCTCAACGACGCGGAGTGTGGGCGACTTCTCAAGGCATGCCTACAATACAGCATGACTGGCGAAGTGCCAGAGCTTCGTGGGAACGAACGGTTTCTTTTTCCGAGTTGGCAGTCACAGATAGACAGAGACAGAGAAAAGTATGAGGCCAGATGCCGCCAGAACGCTAAAAATGTGTCTGTACGATGGAATACGGACGTATGCGAACGTATACGAGCGGATACGAAACATACCAAAGACAAGGACAAAGACAAGGACAATATGTCCCCCCATACCCCCCAGGGGACTACGTTCGAATTGTTTTGGGCGGCTTACCCCAAGAAGGTCGGGAAAAAGGCGGCGCTCAATGCGTTCAGGCGGGTAAAGACCCCGCTCAATGTACTATTACAGGCCATTGAAGCGCAAAAGCACAGCGTCCAATGGATGAAGGATAACGGGAAGTACATCCCAAATCCAGCCACTTGGCTGAACCAGGGACGGTGGGAGGATGAACTGGACGGAGGTGGACCTGGTGACTACTGGGACGAGCTGTCTCGGAGATAACGTCCTGCTCTACCGCCCGGAGTTCATGGACCCGGCCCAAGCGACGGGCCTGTGGTGGTTATTGGACCCGGAGGATGTGCAGGCTGTGGCGGTAAACGCGGTGTGCAAGTCGTCCCTTGCAAACTGGGATGACGTGGGAGCCTGTGCCGGGTGGGCGCAGCAATGGCCTTATGTATTCCTGGCAGCCCCGCCCAGCCCAGAGCGGGCGGAAGCCGCGGAAGAGCTGTCCACCCGTTGGCAGATGCCTGTTCTGCTGCCTGCGGCGGAGGCCTTCAAAGGCTGTCAGAATGTCCGGGAGTACATCGACAAACGGGGATACCGGAACATCGGAGAACTGCTCTTCATGGCGCAGGAGGTGCCAGTGCAGGGGTTAATCAACCTGGCGGATGTGGACACCGAGGCACGGAAAAACGCCAGGCGGGTATTGTCTGGCATCCAGGGGCTGGATAGCATGATTGGCGGGTTTTCCGGCGGGGAGCTGTCTGTATGGACCGGAAAGCGGGGCGAGGGCAAGAGCACACTTCTGAGCCAAGTGCTGCTGGACGCGGTGAACCAGTCCCACCGGGTATGCGTGTACTCTGGGGAGATGCCGGCGGCCCAGTTTAAGCTCGCCATGCTGCAACAGGCGGCGGGCTACCGCTATGTGACCACAGGGACAGCCACCGGAACGGACCGGAAGATCTTTACCGTGGATTCACAGGCCAGGAGGGAAATCGACAAGTGGTGGGATGGCTGCTTGTTTTTGACGGACATCCGCAAGGACAACGCCCATGACGAGGACAACATCCTGGGCCTGTTTGAGTACGCCCGGCGGCGGTATGGCTGCGACACATTCCTGGTGGACAACATCATGACGGCACGGCTCAAGCAGGAGGCCCAGTTGGGGGTCTGGCAGGCGCAGAGCGAATTTGCTGGGCGGCTGGTGGCATTTGCCAAAGGCAGGGATGTCCACGTCCATCTGGTGGCCCACCCGAGAAAAACCGGAAAGGCTTCCGTGGAAGCGGACGACGTGGGCGGCTCCGGTGACATCACCAACCGGGCGGACAATGTGCTCAAGGTGGAGCGGGTGCCGGAGGACCGCTTGGGTCAGGTCGGGTGCTCTACGGTCCTGACGGTATTGAAAAATCGGGAGTTTGGCGCACTGGGGCCAGTGAAGCTGGACTTCAATGAGTGTGATAGGCGCTTCTATCCCGCAGGCGGAGGGGACCGAAAAGTATATACCTGGGAGATGAAATTGGATGGAGCGAAACGAAGCAAGGCGGCGGGTGCTGGATGAGGCCAAACGGCAGGCGGATATCGCGCTGCTCTCCGCCACGGGGAAGGACTATCTGGACGCGGCGGAGCGTATCAAACTGGCGGTGGCGCTGCTGCGAGTGGTGATCGGAGAATGAAGCTGGTCATCCCATTTACACTGCCTGGCCTGAACGAATACATAGAGGCGGAGCGGGCACACCGGCAGAAGGGTGCGGCCCTCAAGCGCAAGTGCCAGCGGGACATAGCGGCTGTGCTGCGCAGGCAGGTGAAAGGCCCGTTGCGGGAGCCTGTTTGGATGCGCTACACCTGGATCGAGAAGGACCGCAGGCGGGACAAGGATAACATATCCTCCTTTGGCCGGAAGATGATCCAGGACACGCTTGTGAGCATGAACGCTCTGCGCAACGACGGCTGGGCCAATATCGCCGGGTTCAGCGACGAGTTCCGGGTGGACAAAAAACGGCCCAGGGTGGAAATCGAGATACTGGAGGGTCAGGATGGATGAACTAAAAAGCCCCTGTGAAACCTGTAAAAAAGCGGAAACCTGTAAAACGGAGAACTGCGCAAAGTGGAACGAATGGTTTAGGAGACGCTGGCGGAGGCTGAGAAAGAAATGGATGACATCAAATTAGACATCCAATTCAACGTTTTATTGAAAGAGGGGGGAAAAGAGTATGGAGCAGCGCCAATTAATCAAATTAGCCCTGCTGGGCGATCACGAGGCGGCTCGGCGGCTGACGGACGCGGGGGTGCTGCTGGAGTGTCCGTTCTGCGGGGGAGAGGCAATGGTGGAGTATGACACAACAGAGCCATTTGAATATGCGGTATTTTGCGGTGATTGTGGAGTCATGCCAACGACCAGCGAAGACGAGCAAGTTGCTCGCCTTGCCTGGAACACCCGCACGCCGATTCTGAGCGCGGAAGAGGTGGAGATACTGGAGGGGATGGAATGAAAGAGATTTTGATTGAAATCCTAAAGGAATTAAAAATTATTCGGCGACACCTGGAGGATATTACGAAGAAGAAATACAATGCCGGAAACCGTTTTGATTTTTGAGGAGGCCAAGCCATGACGCACTCAGAATCGGCTGATATTATTGAAGAAATTTTAAGGCTTAATCCTCGTCTCGGACAAAAAGACCATCCGGCCATCGAGGCCATGAAGGTTGCCCTCACCGCCCTCCGCCCCGTCAGCCGGGAGCGGGTGGAGCGAGTATGGTACCGGCGCGGCTGGAAGTATGATAATCTAAGAGCCGATGGAGGCATCGTGTACTCCGCCACAAATACCTGCATGTACTGTGGGAGTGAAACTCCTATCGGAAATTTTTGTTACAGATGCGGAATTGCACAGACGGACATGGGCGTAGACGTAGTGTTGGAGAGATTGGAGGCACTGTATGGAGATAGGTGACAGGGTCGTTTGCATGGTGAGCGGTGTCCGGGGCGTGATAACAAAAATCTACACCCCGACCGCTTCAGCAATGCAGATTATGGTGTGTACAGATGATGGGCGGCTGTATCATGCGCCGTATAGCACATGGAGATATGAGTGATTGGAGGCGCTGAAAGATGGCAAGGCCGATTGACGGAAATGAGTTGAAAAATCAGATTTTGCACATGCCACGAACGGTCAATCCAGATTTAGTGCAATACAGCTTAGTTCAAGCGATTATTGCGAATATGCCCACCCTCACCCCGCCGAACAAGCCGCTGACGATGGGGGATGCCAAGAAAGAACGGTATATTTGGTTTACCCCGCTGAATGACTGGGCGAAAGTAACGCCTTTCGGGGTACTGTTCTTCGGATCTGAGGAGCTGATGACTTGGGAAACCTTGTGCGAATAGTGGGGGTATAGGTTTAAAGCCTACCGCCGCCCGCCAGAGGGAGCAGACGCACACCCGGATTGACCTACTCCTGCTCTTGCAGTTCTAATTCCAGATTTGCAATACACAACGCAAACATTAGGCACAGTTGATCCCGGTTTTCTATCGCTTCATTTTCTAGGTTTTTGTAGCCGTCCCGGAAGATGTTCAGCGCGGTTTTTTTGTCTTCGGTGGTGAGATCTTCCGGTCGCTCGAATTTCCCGATGAGGATATCCATTTCGTTGATGAAACTGTCTCCGAAGATGACGCCAGCGGATTTAATTGATTTCAGCAAAAAGAGTTCCAATTTATAGTCTTTCATAAAATCACCTCAAGACAATTATCCATAAAGAGTGAAGGAGAACATCCAATGTCAAAAGAAAGAACTGATCCAATCGGTGATGCCGACAAAGTGCTCAGCCAAAAGGCCAAGAATAAAAGTTATAAGCGATACCAAAACACCCAATACGGATATCTTGCGGTCAAAGCAGTGGCGGCGTTCATCCTGGGCATCCTTGTTATGTACATACTCGAACTCCGCTAAAGCATCTTCGCCACGCGGGGTGAGCTTATAGGACACCGCAAGGGAAAAGAATTCATTCTTCTCTTCGCAAAAGCCAAATTCATCTGGGGAGATATATTCCATTTCCTTGAAGTAGGATATTTCATCCGTCATTTCTTTTGCAGATATTGGAATGGACTTTCCTCTGAATCTTACCAAAGCACTGTAGTTTGATTCTGACAGCACGATCATCACCTCGCGTCGATTATACCACAAGGAGGGCACCTGATGCTCGAAGTTATGCAGTTTATATTTCAAGATTTCTGGCACTGGATCGGGACTGCTATCCTGCTGTACGCGATAAGCCCGAAAATCACCATAAACAGGGGGAGCACCTGATGGACTACGAAAAGCTGATTAAGGCAGTAAATTTATGTGGAAGTACCCCAAAAGTGGAGCAATGCAAAAAATGTGCCTATTGGGCTGGCGGGGATATGAGCAAGTGTATTCCACGAATGACAACCGACGCCGCCACCGCCCTCTCCACGCTCCAGGACGAAAACAAGCTGCTGCGGGAGAAAGTAGAAGATGCCCGTCTGGAAGGGTACGCAAAGGGAATTGGGGAAATGTGCGCCGAGCTGGAGCAGGTGAAGCAGGAAAGGGATGAGTTAGAGAGGTTTTTAGGAGAACTTGAAGGGGCAGTTTATAGCGGACAATATTTCCACTTACGGCCTATGATTGAGAAATGGCATGGCCAGAAGGAGGACTAACATGAAGCGGCTGACAATGTGGTATGACGGAAATCACGCAATATGTGAAAACGAGGAATGTTCGTTGAGCAGATGCCCATTTGCAGACCCCGTTTGTGAACAGACACAAAGCATCATTGACCGCCTTGCGGCCTACGAGGACACGGGCCTGGAGCCGGAGGAAATCGAACAGCTCAAGGGTGAGGTTTTCGGCCTAAGATTGGACAAGCGAGAGTTAGAGCGATATCGTGCTCTAGGCCCTATTGATCGCCTCCGCGAACTCAAGCAGGCTGACGATGAGGGGCGGTGCGTGATGCTGGACGGTAAGAGTAGAGACAAAGAGCTTATCCGTAAGCTGGTACGGTTGTTTTATTGGTTGGAGGATTGTGTTAAGAAAAAGGATTTTTCACCATTCAGGATTGTGGCCGGAGCACCAGAAAACAACTACCCATTTATTTCTACGTTCCAGCGCATCGAAAACGAGTATGAGCTTGAAATACATTTGGCTGGGAAAGACGAAGAAGCCCAGGACTTACTGCGGCGCTCGCATGGATAAGGAGGACAAGTATGAAGCTGATTGACGCAGACGAACTATCTAAAGTAAGGCCATTTCGTGTAGTTGGGGGACCGATTGGAGATTACACGGAAGGATTTGTTGACTGCGCAGAAGAAGCCAGAGAAGCCATCAAAAATGCCCCAACCGTCTCCGCTGTTCCTGTGGTCAGGTGCAGGGAGTGCAGGCATTATAAGCCAGAAGAATATTTTTCTCCGTGTACCCTGCCGCAAGGTTTGGAATGTGCCAAGCCGGATGATTTCTGTTCCTACGGCCAGCGGAAGGAGGCCGACCATGACTAAATGCTGCGCCACCTGCCGCTGGTATGAGGACTATCAGGGCGTGTGCTGTAAATGGGATTCCCCGTACTGCGCCGACTTCACCGAGTCGGACCAAAGCTGTGAACATTGGGAGGAAAAACATGAAGCTTAGAAAGACGGTTGAGATGAGCATCGAGGAAGCGCAGGATGATTTTTGCTATAGGTATGAAACGTGCGGTGTCTGCCCGCTAAATAAAAAAGCTCCATCGGACTGCCTGGCCTGGTGCGTGGCTCACCCCCACGAAGCCGCCCGCCTGATGGGCTATGAGGTGGTGGAGGATGACTATCAAAACGGAAATATGGAGGTTAATGAAATGAAAATGAATAAAGTAAGCGCCCCTGTTATGGGGACATACGAAGTGCAGGATTGTCCAAATTGTGGATCTATTCCATGTGTTGATGTAACTGTAAAGCGAAAAGAGACAGCAGATTCACTGCAATATACTCTATCGGAAGAAGTCTACTGCACCTGTTGCGGTCTGTCTGGTGCGTCTGTTGAGATGTGGAATAAACTTCGGTGTGTAGAATAAGAAGGAGGCCAACATGGACAAGCCGTTGAAGGGCTGGACGCTGGGAGAGGTCAAGGAATGTTGTTCTAAACACGGGACTTGCGTTTCTGAGTGTCCATTTAGCGCCAAAAACAAACTTTGCAGGATGACATCGAACCCTTGTGACTGGGACCTTACAGACAAGCCCCGCTTCACCCAGCGGGAGGTGGAGAGGGCGAAGGCGATTAAGGTGATTTGGCCGAATGCGGACCGAATTCAGGGCTCGTGCGGATCGTTTGGGGTCGGCATATATTATGTATGGTTTAGCTCTGATCTACTCGGACAAATAAACGATGATGATTGTTTCCCATCCATCGGATCGGGCGAAACAGTCACCCTTGACGAGATCATCGGGGGTGCCCAATGAGCGAAGTCATCATTACCAGCACATGGGGACATGAAGATGACCAGCAAGCCAAAGCTGACGCAGGGAAACTGGAACTCGACCTTGTGCCTACACAAATCATACGGGACATTGCAGAGGTCCGCATGTATGGGAACCAGAAGTATCACGATCCGGGCAACTGGAAAACCGTGGAGCTGCGCCGGTACATCAATGCCCTGCTACGACACACACTGGCTTTTGTGGACAAGCCTGACAGCGTAGACACAGAGAGCGGGATTCCACACTACAAACACATGGCCTGCAATATGGCGTTTATCTGCGAGATGCTGGGAGGAAACATCCACGACGGGGAGGGCGGACAATGAAACCATGCTATGGGAAGTGTGACCGCTGTGTCTGGAAGTATAATGGCGGATGCTCTGAATGGAATGAATATGGGGAGGGTGGACAGCGTGATAATTGAAACTTGTCCCCAATGCGGAGCTGACCTGCAAATTATATGCTATGCTACATATCCGCCTATAAACGCTTATGTGTGCCCTGTCTGTGGGTGGAGACACGAGGAGCGGGAGACGATAGAGAGAGTGCCGTTCAGCAAGGAGGGATAGCCCTTGAATAAGTTTCCGGAGAGGCTGCGAAAGCTGAGGGAGAGTATGCGCCCGGTGCGGAGCATGACGGTCACATCACAGTTGATGGGGCTTGCTCCTGGCGTACTTAGGAGATATGAGCGGGGTGAGCGAACACCTGGACTAGAAGAATTAAAATTGATTGCGAATTATTATAATATAGGTCTGGATGACTTCTGCTGGGACGAGGGACAAAAGGACCAAAAACTTTAATCGTATGCCACGAACATATAAATTCCTGTGCCATTTGGCACAACGGAAAATGATGATTATGCGAAAATATAGGGTGTAGAGGCTTGGATGGACCTCTACACCTTTTCTTCCATTCCTCGCCTCCTTTACCATAAGCCGCAGCCCGTAAAAGCGGCTCCGCTCCGGCGGCCCCGGTGAAAGTCCGGTTGGGCACTATATGCCGCACGAGCGCATCAGCCCACGCATCCGGGCCGGAGGGTCGCACCCTCCATGCGGCAATGACTGACTGTGGAAAGACACTATACCGGGCAGCCCTAGAGTGCCTAACGGGTCCGGAGAAGGGAATGGCACCTGCCTGTCATGGAGGCAGAAGCGGTGGCAGCTATGACCTGCCCCGGGTGTGCCGACACATAGAAAGCGGCTGCGCCTGGCGGAGCGTGTAGAGACGGAATCCGCCAAATATGCAGGAGCCAGAAGCAGGGTAGCTCCCAGGCTGTGCAACTCAGTCCACCTGCTATATTGGGTCGCTCCCATCCGTGGAAGCCGGACGGAACACAGACCGATAGTAACTGCGACGCTGTGGAGAGCAACACAGGCAAGCCGATTAGGAGCGCGGCGCGCCAGCATACCGCAACGGGACTTCGTGAGCCTGAGAAAGTATGCCACTATACGCCGAGTGCTTGAGCAGAAGCGCAATGCGTGGCGGCTCATTACCGCCTCTCGGCTCCAGAGAAGTCCGGTGTATGCCGGACAAAGCATCATCCATGCGGTGGTGCTTTATACCCCGCTCCCGTCCGCATGAGGGCGGCGGTGGGACAATACGAGCGGTGCTGGAATAGGTAGACAGTAAGCACGAGGCAACGAGGACGGACTAAATGTGCTACCGCCTTGCTGACGAGTAAGGCCGTCCCTCCGATCGTAGCTGCGCCATGTGAGGTGCAAATCCTCACCCGCTCACTTTGAAAGAAAGAGGTCGTCAAAATGAACAATACCATTTTCTGGCAATGGGGGGGGGCGTTCTGACCTCCTGACCGTCAAAACGCCGAAAGGCGGTGACGGGGTGTGATTTTTCAGTCGGCGATTGGGGGAAGCGGCGGCGGAGGATTAAGCGTTGTCGCAAGCGGCACCATAACGATTGAGACAGGCCATTTGGGCCAATCAATAGAAGCGGACAAAGACGTTTTAGTTTGGTTCTTTTCGGCTGTCCACAATACAGCTTCGCCGGAAGCGAGGTCTTGTGTGCTTGCCCCAGGTGATAATAATGTCGTGGGATTTGTTGCGGCGGATAGCGATAAAAGTGCGAGTATAAGCGGAGGCGAGAGACGCGTGTATTTTTTTAGCACTAGTTCGGAAAGTGTTACCGTAAACTACCTCGCCCTCGGCTAACACCCCCCTGAACCCACAGGAGGGACACAGGGGGTATCAAATTGTTGACGGCGGGAAAGACCGCAAGAGAAAAGCCGCCCCACAAAGAGGCGGCTCCGGGTCACTCGTAGTGGCCCCACATGGTCAAGACCTTCACGGTTTGCTCTGCTGGATAGACTTGGTACACAATGCGGTGCTGAATGTTGATGCGGCGGGAGTAAAAACCAGCTAGATCACCAACCAGCTTTTCGTAGCGGGGCGGGTTCTGGAAGGGGTTCTTCGCAATCACCGAGAGCAAGGCTTTTGCCCGCTTGTCAAGCCCGGCCCGCTTCAAGAGCTTCTTATCCTTCTCCGCCTGACTGGAAAACACAATCTTATACATTACCATTCCTCGCTGGGGTCGTACTCGGCGCACTGGTCAAGAGGTTCGGCGGCGGCCTTGTGGAGCCGCTCCGTCATACCAGGGATAGAGGACAAGTGCAAAGTTTCCAGCATGGCGTTGTAGTCGTCCTCGGACAGCATGACGGCGTTCCCCTTCTTGGTGGAGATGTTGACCACGTCACCGTAGGTCAAAGCCTGCTCCACATAGCTGAACAGGTTCCGCCGAAAGTGCGAGATATTTGTGTTGGTCATGGGAATCACTCCTTTGTGTACATTATAGCGTACACGCTGAGAGATGTCAATCGTGCAATCTCACAGTTAAGAGAAACGACCTAGCTAGGAGAAAAGAATAATGTCTAAAGATAAGTTCTATTCAACGAAGGCTTGGGAAGCAATGCGCATGCGCGTGATAAGAGAAAGCAGACATAAGTGTCAGAACTGCGCAAGGTACGGAAAGATGCAAGATGCTACAACGGTACATCACGCAAACCCGATAGAAGAAAGACCAGATCTAAGATTGAAGAGATGGAACCTAATTGCGTTATGTGATGAGTGCCACAACAAAATGCACGACAGGTCAACGCACAAATTGACCGCATTGGGAGAACAGTGGAGGATGCGGGTATCCCCCCCTCCAAACGCTAAGATTCGGACATAGGGAGACCGAGGCAAGGGGACCTTTTCCAATAGAGCGATCCCTAAAAAACTTTTTTGGAAAGGATGGGGAACGTTGGGGCGGCCTGCAATTACAAAAGACACCATTAAAACAAATACGATTAGTAGTATGAAAACAATGGGGAATTACAGGCCGGAATATGACCCGATTATAGACATTTATTCCGGCTTGAGGGAGCAATACGAGCGCCTTTCGAGAGAATATGAAAACGGAAAATCATTTAAGTATTCAACAAAAACAGCGGATGGTGGAGAAAAGAAGTCTCCGCTTTCGCTCACAATGGAGGCTCTAAGAAAAGACATCCTGCAATATTCTGACAGACTGATGTTAAACCCAAAATCACAGGTAGACAATGGTAAGCAAAAAAAGCAAAAGAAATCCATACTTGCGGAGGCAATAAAAGGTGAAGGATAAACGCTACCCAAACGAAGATATTGTTATGGGATATGCGCTAAGTGTTGTTTCGGGGAATAAAATTGCCTGCCGAGAGTTGAAGCAAGTCTGCCAGAGGTTTTTAAATGATTTAAAAAATGACAATTACGATTTTTGCCCGTCTGATGCCGAATTTGTAATCAGAATTATTGAAAAAACTTTTGTCCATGCGCAGGGAGAGCGGTTAGACGGCACGCCTCTTAGAGGAACACCGTTTCTTCTGGAACCTTTTCATAAATTCCAGATATACAATATGCTCGGATTCTTTCACAAAGGGACAAAGAACAGGAGATTTAAAGAGGCGCTTATCTATATCCCGCGTAAGAACATCAAAACATCTTTTGCGGCGGCTTTGGCCTGGGCGCTCGGAATACTCCAGAGGAAAAGCGGAAGCAAAGTATACATTGTTGCGGCTGCATTGAAACAATCTTTGGAATCTTTCAATTTTATCAACTTCAATTTAGAGCAGATGGGTGAGAAAGAAAATTTCCGAGTAATCGATAACAATCAGGAGCACAGCATCCAGGGGGATTTAGGCGACGGCTCCATTTTTATACAGGCACTGGCTGCAAATCCGGATCGGCAGGATTCGCTTAACTGCAATATAGCTATCGCAGATGAGATGCACGCCTACAAGACTCCGAAGCAATACAACATCATCAAAGAGGCCATGAAAGCCTATACCAATAAACTGATGATCGGAATCACGACCGCCGGAGACAATATGAATTCTTTTTGTTACCGGCGGCTGCAATATTGCAAGAAAATTCTTGATGGCACCGCTATAGATGAACAATATTTTGTATTTATCTGTAAGGCAGATGAGGACGAAAACGGAAATGTAGATTACACAAATCCGACTATCCACGAAATGGCGAACCCGGCTTATGGGGTTTCTATTCGACCGGCGGACATTATGAACGACGCGATTCAGGCGCAAAACGATCCCCAACAAAGGAAAGACTTTTTTGCGAAGAGTTTGAACGTGTATACGTCGGCGGTCAGAGCGTACTTTAATTTGGATGAGTTTCAAGCTAGCGATAGCCAATATAACTGGTCTATGGAAGAACTGGCTAAGTTGCCTATCAGCTGGTATGGCGGAGCGGATTTATCTAAGATGCACGACCTAACAGCGGCCGCCTTATATGGAACGTTGAAAGGGTATAAAAAGCCGAATGGAGAAACGGCGGACGTTGACATCATTATTTCTCATGCGTGGTTCCCGGTGGTGGCCGCGCATCAAAAAGCGGATGAAGATGGAATACCTTTATTTGGCTGGAAGGATGATGGGTGGCTTGATCTCTGCAACAGTCCAACCGTAAACCATGCGGATGTGGTGAACTGGTTCGTTAGACTCCGAAAGCTGGGCTTTAAAATCAAGCAGGTGGGCCATGACCGTAAATTCTGCCGAGAATATTTTATCGGCATGAAAGGGGCTGGCTTTAACGTCGTGGACCAGCCGCAATATTATTACAAAAAATCCGAAGGATTCCGGAGAATTGAACAGAAAGCGAAAAACGGGGAGCTTTACTATATGCACTCGGATGCTTTTGAGTACTGCGTTCAAAACGTGAGCGCCATTGAAAAGACAGACGATATGGTCCAGTACGAAAAAGTTTACCCGGAGCAAAGAATTGATATATTTGACGCATCTGTATTTGCTTGCATCCGAAACCTGGAGGCTTTAGAGAAGAGCGGTACCGCAAAATCGTGGTGGGGTGAGGAATGAAAACCAAACAAAAAAATATCAAGCTCCGCGCTATGGACAAGAGCACCACCTGGCTGTGCAGCCCAGAAGCCTACGAGACACTTTGCGTTCAAGGGTATACAAAACTATCGAACAGCCCGGAAATCATGATGGCGGTTGGGAAAATCGCTGATTTAGTTTCCAGCATGACAATCCACCTGATGGCAAATACATCAAACGGGGACGTTCGCATCAAAAACGAGTTGTCGAGGAAGATAGACATAAATCCCAACCGCTTTATGACACGGAAAAGCCTAATGTATACCATCGTCAGAACAATGCTCTTGGACGGAGATGGAAATGCTTTTGTGTATCCAAGGACGAGAGACGGATATTTGGAAGATTTAATTCCGATAAAGCCGAGTGCCGTGTCTATCACACAAACAAAAGATTTTGGCTATCTCGTCCAAATTAGCGGCGTTGAGTACGACCCAGACAATGTTCTCCATTTTGTATCCAACCCAGACCCGGAAAATCCGTGGAGAGGACAGGGCTATCGGGCGGTACTAAAAGACGTGGCTCACAACTTGAAACAAGCGGCAGCGACTGAGCGCGGATTTATGGAAAGCAAATGGAAACCATCTCTTGTTGTTAAAGTGGATGCGTTAGCAGACGAGTTTTCAAGCCCTAAAGGGAGAAAAAGGCTGCTGGAAGAATACATATCCACAGACGGAAGCGGAGAGCCGTGGATCATTCCTTCGGGTTTTATGGAAGTGGAACAAGTGAAGCCGCTATCTTTGACTGACTTGGCTTTATCGGACAGTGTAACGCTGGATAAAAAAACCGTAGCCTCGATTCTCGGTGTTCCACCCTATGTCGTTGGGGCCGGAGAATTTGATAAGAACGAATGGAACAATTTTATTAATGCCACGATTATGCCAATCGCTCAAAGCATTCAGCAGGAAATGACCCGAAAGCTGCTGCTTTCTCCGGACTGGTATTTTAAGCTCAACTCCAGGTCTTTGTACGCCTATGATCTCAACGAACTTGCCCAAGTGGGCGATGACCAGTTTGTTCGCGGGATCATGACAGGGAACGAAGTGAGAGACTGGCTTGGCCTGAATCCGATGGATGGACTGGACGAGCTAGTCATTCTTGAAAACTATATCCCGCGCGGCATGATTGGGGACCAAAAAAAGCTGATTGGAGGCGTTGACCTTGGAGAGAACTGAACGACAGATGCGGTCTATCCCGTCTAAGTTCGAAACCAGAGAAGATAACGACGATTTTTACATCGAAGGATATTTTTCTGTTTTCAACAGCAATTACGACCTTTGGCCGGGCGCGTCTGAAAGTGTAGCGCCTGGAGCGTTTGCAAATACGCTGGGTAATGATGTTCGTGCCTTGATAGACCATGAGACAAGGCTTGTGTTGGGACGGAGCAAAGCAGGGACACTGGAATTGCGCGAAGATTCGCACGGATTATGGGGAAAGATTCGTATTAATCCGAACGATACGGATGCTATGAACCTATATAACCGCGTGAAGCGTGGTGATGTGGACCAGTGCAGCTTTGGATTCAACATTGTCAAGGAGGATACCGAGATCCGAGAGGACGGGGCTGTTCATTGGACTATTAGGGAAGTCGAACTGTTTGAAGTGTCGGTAGTCACTTTCCCAGCTTATGAGGAAACCGCCGTTTCGGCCAGGAAGATGGAGTATCAGGAGATAGAACGACGGAAAACGGAAGCGTGGAAAGCAAAAATGAATGAAAGACTGAAAGGAGCATGACATGGCACTTAAAGTGTTGATGCTGAGGAAGAAAATCAGCGAGAAAAAAGAGGCTTTGAATGAACTGCGGAAGGCAGCGGAAAGTTTTGAAACTCGGGAAGCGGAGCTTGAGCAGGCCATTGCCGAGGCAGAGACCGATGAGCAGAAAGCGGTTGTGGAAGAGGCCGTGGATAACTTTGAGGCCGAGAAGCAGAAAAACCGGGACGATCAAAGTGCGCTACAGGCTGAAATTGAAGCCGCCGAAAACGAAATCAAAGAAATTGAAGAAAACGCACCTAAGGCAGGTTCGAAGGAGCAGCGAAAGGAGCTTAAGAAATTGGAAACCAGAATGAAATTTTTCGGCATGAACAATCAGGAGCGGGATGCGTTTTTCGCTAACCAGGATGTCAAGGATTTTCTGGAGCGCACCCGCGAACTGGGCAAGCAGAAGCGGGCAATCACTGGATCTGAGCTTCTAATTCCTACAGTAGTTCTGGAACTAGTGAAGGAAAGCGCCATGAAGTACAGCAAGCTCATGAAGCATGTTAATGTGCGCAACGTTCCAGGAAAGGCCCGCCGGAATATTATGGGTTCTATTCCTGAAGCTGTGTGGACCGAAATGTGCGCCACTCTGAATGAACTTAGCTTGTCCTTTAACTCCGTCGAGGTAGATGGATATAAAGTTGGTGGATATATCGCTGTGTGCAATGCTACCCTGGAGGATTCCGACATTGCACTTGCCAGTGAAATTATCTCCGCTCTCGGTCAGGCTATTGGCTATGCGCTGGACAAGGCTATTTTGTATGGAACTGGGACTAAGATGCCGCTTGGCATTGTGGCCCGTCTTGCCCAGACCACGAAGCCCACTGGTTATCCCGCCACCAGCCGTCCCTGGGCGGACCTGCACACCACCAACATCCAGACGATCACCGCAGCCAACAGCACTGGCGTAAAACTGTTCCAAAATGTTCTGAAAGGTTCCGGAGCGGCAAAGAACAAGTACACTTCCGGGGCAAAGTTTTGGGCCATGAACGAGACTACATACACGACCATGATGTCCGAGGCCTTGACCATCAACGCATCCGGCGCTGTGGTCACCGGAATGAGCCAGACCATGCCTATTCTTGGCGGCACTATTGAGATTCTGGATTTCATCCCCGATAACAATATTATCGGCGGCTATGGAGATCTCTATCTGTTGGCGGAGCGGGCCGGGACCACAATCGCTCAGAGTGAGCATGTTCGATTCATCGAGGACCAGACGGTATTCAAGGCGACTGCTCGCTATGACGGCCTCCCCGTTATCCCGGAGGGTTTTGTGGTGTTCGGCCTGAATGCGACCACCCCGACCACCAGCATGTCTTTTGCGGAGGATGTAGCTAACAAGGTAGAGGACGATGTGTGAACGGATGACAACAGGAAATGAAAAATGCTTTACAGCTATTAAAGCTTGACCTACAGAGAATTGGGATTGAGCTTGGAGATGACGAGTATTTAAACACCCTGCTTCTGGCGGCAAAGCAACATTTATCCAGACAGGGAATCGAGACTGTTCCCGACTACGACTATACAATGGCCGTAGTCGGGACCGCAGCCTGGATGTACCGAAAACGAATTACCGGAGAAACGGAGCCTGCATATCTCCGACAACTGCGGCATGACATCCTAGCCTCACAGAAAATGAAAGGGGAAGAAGATGCTTGATTCCGGATTGTGCAAGATTTGCTCTGCGGAGTGGGATGATACAAAGATACCAAAAACTAGGATTTTAGTCGCAAAGGTTGAAACTTGCTTTGAAGAGCGGACTGTCGGCATAACCAGGAACTATGAGGCTGCCAGAAACGGGCAACATGCAGACCGCTTAATCCGCATATGGAGGACCCCGGAAAAAATCAAAGTAAATGATATTTGCCTGATTGATGGAGTAGAGCACCATGTTATACAGGTACAGTACACCACGGACAGTAATGGGCTTTTAGTAACCGACCTAACTTTGGAGGAAAACGATGGCCATTAAAGTGGACGACCTACTGGAAGCGGTCAATGGAGAACTGAGAGAATTCGCGGATGAAATCACAGAAGGTGTAAAAGAAGATGTCGAAAAAACCGGGAAAGAGTGCCTAAAGTTGGTAAAGAACGAATCGCCCCAAAGAACCGGAGCCTATAAAAAGGGATGGAAACTAAAAAAATCAAAGCAAGCGAAAAATGCACTCTTCGTTGTAATTTACAATAAAGATCATTACCAATTAACCCATCTTCTGGAGAATGGCCATTTGAATAGGGACGGAAGCCGAACAGAAGGAAAGCCACATATTCGTCCGGCGGAAGAAGCGGCGGTTAAGGCACTGGAACAGCGGGTGACCCTCACCGTAAACGGAAGAGGCAGCCAGGGAGGGAAGCTCCGATGAGTCTTGAAGAAATCCAGAATATGCTAGATGCAACTGGGATAAGGTTTTCTTACCATCATTGGGAAAAACCGCCCAGCTTGCCTTATGGCGTGTTCCTTGACCCGTATAGCAACAACTTTATGGCAGACAATCAGGTCTATAAGAGTATAAAACACGTCCAGATCGAGTTGTACGCAGAGGGCAAGGATACCGGAGCCGAAGATGCGATAGAGACAGTTTTAAACAACCATGAACTGCCGTTCGAGAAAGAATTTTTATATATCCCAGATGAGCGGCTATATGAGACTATCTATGAAATTGAGGTGTAAATAAATGCCTGAAAACAAAGTAAAGTTTGGACTTAAAAACGTCCATTACGCAGTCTTGACCCCCGGAGAAGATGGAGAAGTATCCTTTGGCACGCCCCAAAAAATCCCCGGGGCGGTCAATTTGTCGTTAGACGCACAGGGAGATCCAAGCACATTCTATGCCGATGATGTGGCTTATTATGTTACTGCTGCAAATGATGGATACAGCGGAACACTTGAGATCGCAAGGATTCCTGACAGTTTCAGAAAAGACGTACTCATGGAAACGGAAGATGAAACGTCAAAAGTCATGGTGGAGAATGTTAGCGCAGAACCCAAGTCATTTGCGCTGCTTTTTGAGTTTAGTGGAGATCAAAAAGCGACCCGGCATGTCCTGTATAACTGCTCAGCAACCCGTCCTGGCATTTCTGGAGCGACAACGACCAACACAAAAGAACCGACAACCGAAAGCATGACAATTACAGCGTCTCCGCTTGAAAACGGAAATATTAAAGCAAAAACAACTGCAACGACCACTGAAAGCGTTTACAACGCATGGTACAGCTCTGTCTGGCAGCCGGGAGACGTTGGCGTATGACGAAGGAAATTGTAATTGATGGGAGAACGGTTGTATTTCGGGCTACTGCCGCTGTGCCGCGCCTTTACCGCATTAAGTTTCGCCGCGATATTATGCAAGACATGAAAGAAATCGACTCCGCCGTAAAATCGGCGGAGAACGGAGACGGAAACATTCCGATGAGGCTTTTGGAAGTTTTTGAAAATGTTGCGTTTATTATGGCGAAGCACGGAAACCCGGAGATGAAAGAAAGCTCACCGGAAGAGTGGCTGGATACATTCGATACCTTCTCTATTTACAGCATTTTCCCGGAATTAATGGATTTGTGGCGTGCGAATAACGAGTCTCTGGCAGATATCAAAAAAAAACTAGACCAACAGAGCGGGAGCTAACAACGGCACTGTTTCTTCTTCGGACTGCGCAACTAGGAATCCCAATCAGGGATCTTGAACTTCTGACTATTGGCATGGTTACGGACATGATGATTGAAGCCGGAAACGATCAATATAATTACGATTATCTACCAACCCAAGAGGATTTCGATTCTTTTTAGAGGTGTATCATGGCAAATAGAATCAGAGGAATAACAATCGAAATTGGCGGCGATACCACAAAGTTAGATAAGGCGCTGTCCGGGACCAACAAAAATATCAAGGATACCCAAAGTGCACTAAAAGACGTAGAACGCCTTTTGAAAATGAACCCGAAAAGCACGGTTCTTTTAGAGCAAAAGCAGAGGCTGTTAGCTCAATCGGTTGAAGCAACAGCCGAAAAGGTTAAGACACTAAAAGAAGCTATGGAAAGCGCCGGAGAAGCCTTGGAGCGCAACAACACCTATGAAAAACTGAGCAATGACTTAGAGAACGCACAGAAGCGGGCTGAGGCAGCCGGGAATGCATTGCTGGAGATGCAAAACAAGCTGGATAAGCTTCAGCAGACTGACGGCGGAGGAAGTTTCGAGCAAATCAAAGAAGCTACAGCTGAGATAGAGCGGCTTTCCAAGGTGGTTGATGATGCTGATGCGGAGGTACAAACTTTGAAACAGTCCTTGGCAGATATTGACGGACCAAGGATAGACCAAGGTCAGTATGACGCATTACAGCGGGAGCTAATTGAGTCCGAAAGAGCGGCAAAAGACGCAGAAAAGGCTTTTGAAGATTGCGCCAGTGGGCTAGACAAATTCAACCAAAAAGCCGGGAACGTATCTGAAACGGCTGGAAAAATTAGCAACGCATTTTCCCCTGTTACAAAGACGATTGGAGCTTTAGGTGCGGCGGCGGTGGCTACTGTTCCAGCGACCGAAGAGTTGAGAAGTGATCTTTCTAAATTGGACAACAATGCTCGAATGGCTGGAGTTGGGATTGATTCGGCTCGAGAAGCTTTTAAAAATTTTGCCGTTGTAAGCGACGAGACAGACAGTAGTGTGGAAGCGGTCTCTAATTTGTTGCAGGCCGGTTTTACAGAAAGCAACCTTCAAAAAGCTGTAGAAAATCTCTCCGCCGCATATTTAGCGTTCCCGGACACAATGAAAATAGAAAGTCTTGCAGACAGCCTGCAAGAGACGCTTGCAACCGGAGAGGCTACCGGGCAGTTTGCCGAACTGCTTGACCGACTTGGGATTGGAGCGGAAAACTTTTCGGCTGGGCTAGCCAACTGCACAACAGAAGCGCAAAAACAGGATTATGCGCTATCGACCCTAGCTCACTCCGGGCTTTCTGCCACATATGAAGAATGGGTAAAGAATAACGAAGAGCTGGTTAAGAATAAAGAAGCGAGTGCAGACCTTCAACAATCCTTGGCAGAACTCGCAGAAAGCGTTCAGCCGATTGTTACTAAAGTGACAGAGCTGGCAACAAAATTTTTAGACTGGTTTAATTCTTTGGACGATGGAGGGAAAGCAACAATAGTTGTAATGCTGGCGCTTGCTGCAGCAATCAGCCCAATCGCCGGGGTTATTTCAGGTGTATCAAGTGTCCTGCCAAAAGCGATTGAATTATTTAGCAAATTAAACTTACAAACCGGATTAGTGGTAGCAGGGATCGGGACGTTCGTCGCTCTTGCAGCGCAGGTAATCAGCGCGTGGAGCGACATGAGCGCAATCGAGCGGGCTGCATCTGTTATCGGGCTATTGCTAGTTGCAGTAAGTACTTTGGCGGTAGCATTAGGAGCTTTGACTGGGATTGGTGGTGCATTAGTTGCAGCAGCTGGAATTGTTACCGGAATCGCTTTGGTTACAAATGCAGTAAACTCAGCACAAAAGAGAGCGAAAGCCGCAACGGGAAATGAATACAATGCTTACCCGGCGTATGCTAACGGCGGCGTGATTCCGCCGAATGACCCATACCTCGCCCTGGTAGGGGACAACAAGACGGAGAGGGAAATCATTGCCCCGGAATCTACTCTTAGGCAAATCTACCGGGAGGAAAACGGGAGTGGCGGCGGATACCGACCAGTCAGCGTGAACGCTATTATGCAGGTAGACGGCGTGACATTCGGGCGGCTGATGGTCCCGTATATCGATGACGAGACAGCCCGACGCGGAGTAAGCATTGTGAACAAGTAAGGAGGGCACAATGACCGGGATAGATATGGACGGAATCCACTACAACGTTAGGTGTAAGTTTGATACCCTTGACAGGTCTTTTCGGCTTGTCGAGGGGGTCAACGCCGGGGACATGCTTTCCGGGCGGCATGAGAGGGACTTAACTGGCACTTATTATGATTATTCGCTTTATGTAGAACCGGAACCTAAAGACAGAGCAGCCTACGACAGCTTTTATCAGGCAATTAGCGCCCCGATCAACAGCCATTCTATTACTCTTCCATATGGGCAGAGCACCATTACGTTTGATGCTATGGTGTCTGACGGAACGGACCGATATAAAGGGAAGGTGGCCGGAGAGCGGAGGTGGACCGGACTTCAAGTGAATTTTTCTGCAATCAAGCCGCAGAGAACACCATAACGGGGTGAATATATGTCCGCTGGTAACTATTTTGAATATGAAACTTGGACGTTCACACAGGATTTGGTAGAAAGCGGAAACCTATACCGCAGTCGGGACCTCTTATCCGCTTCGCTAGAAGTTGATACGTTAAATATAACGGTGGAGTGCAACGACCCGTCTATTGTTAATTTCCGTCGAAACGCAAAACTGACACGCTATTTTAATGGAGCGCAAGACGGGATCTTCTACGTCCAGAGCATCAAACGAGTCGCCCCTAAACTATACACCATTAGCGCAACGTCGAAAATCGGATTGCTTCAAAACGGCAGGCACATGGGAGGAATATACACAGGAGAAACCGCTGAACAAATAGTGAAAGATATTTGTGGTACGATCCCCGTATCTGTCAAGAGCAATATAAAAGATATCAAGTTATATGGGTGGCTCCCCATTGCCACACCGCGAGAAAACTTATCACAGGTTCTTTTTGCGACTGGGGCGACAGTTAAAGAAGATATGCTGGGAACTCTCCGTATAGAAGGGTTGTGGGACGGGATTTCTTCTACTGTTCCAGCTGACCGGATATATAATGACGCTACGGTTGAGTACGGATCTGAGGTATCAGGTGTGTCTGTGACAGAACACCAGTATGTAGAGGGGGGAGAGCCGGAATCTCTCTTTGAGGGTACGGCTTCTTACGGAGATGTTATTACGTTCTCAGAACCCCACTACGGCTTAGAAGCCACGGGATTTTCTATCTTAGAAAGTGGGGCAAACTACGCCAAGATCTCGTCTGGATCTGGTACGCTTCAAGGTCGGCCATATGTGCATAACACCCGGCAAATTACAAAGACAGTCAACGCAGAGGCTGATGAAAATATTAAAACGGTTTCCGACGCAACTTTGGTCTCTTTAGTTAATTCAAACGCCGTTGCAGAGCGGATGGTGAGCTATTACAAATGCACAGAGGTTATTAGCGCCCCTACGACATATGGAGCAGAGCGGACCGGGGACCGCTTTAGCGTCTACCACCCGTTTGATCACAGCTTTTCTGCCGCATGCCTAGAGAGTGAGGATATTACACTTTCCGGGAAGCTGAGGGCGCAGGAAAAGAGTTTGGTGGGTTTTGTACCGACAGTGATTGAAGAAACTGTGTTGTACGAACAATCGGAGATCATATCGACAAATAGAGCATGGAGCGTACCCGATGGAGTTACAACTGTCAGAGCTGTCTTAATTGGCGGCGGATCAGGTGGCAGCGTTGGCGAGGCGGGAAACAATGGAACCGCCGGGAAATCGTCTACGGCAGCACCTTATGGTGGAAAAGGTGTCGGAGAACAAGGAATAGGGGGAAATGGCGGAGCGGCTGGCGCACCGGGACCTGGTGGATATATACATATAGTTGATGTGGAAATTGAAACGAACAATAGAGAGATAACCATAACTATTGGAGCTGGCGGAGCAGGGGAAACCTCATCCTCTGCGGCTGCTGAGGGCGGAGAAACAAAGCTATCATATGGATCAAAAGTTTTTTCAAGCAAGTCAGGGGATCGAATGGATTCTGGATTCCCGGATGTAATTAGCGGAATTACTTACGGGAAAACAGGGAGTGCAGGGATTCCAGGGGCATCCGGAGGAGACGGAAGCTACCTCACTCTTGGCGCAGGAATAACCCCAGCAGAGCGAGGTGAGGATATCGAAGAACCTGGATATGAAGCCACAGGAGGAAATAGAGGGACTCTTGAAAACGGATTTGGGCCACAGGTAACAATAGGAAGCTATACGTTTTATTCGTATCAATATGTCAAATATGCTGGTGGTGGCGGTGGCGCAGCCGCTAGCGCAAACGGAAATGCCGCAAGTAGGTCTACAGGCGGAAAGGGCGCGGATGCGGGAAAGCCATCGACAGCAGATATATTCGGAACAGGAGGGACCGGAGGTAATGGCGGCGGCGGTGGCGGCGGTGGCGGCGGAACTCAAGTAACCACAAATGAGCGCTACAACGGATCAGGAAATTGTCCCGCTACCACGGGAGGCGCAGGAGGCTCGGGTTCTTCTGGCGGAGACGGCGCTCCTGGTTGTGTCATCTTGTACTACGGAATCCCCGAAACTGTAAAGGGAGGTCAGTTAAAAGACCGGACAGGAAAAATGGCATTAGACCGCTACGGACGAAGGATTATCATGTGAGGTGACAAAAATGACACTGGAAGAGCGAATTTCGGCCCTTGAAGAACAGGTCGCAGCGCTGATGGAAACACCATCCAGCTACGCAACTAGCAAATACAGCGTAGAGGAAATGGATGCGCTACTGGATAAGGTGGACGCTATGTAAAGGAGCTTGCGGAATGTTTGTAGTGAATGCAGAAAAAAATAAATTGACAATCTGCAGCCGCGAAACTATTACCAGCGGGTCGGTAAATGCCTATATCGTCCGCTTCGTGTTTGATTCTGCGTGGGATGGAATGGACCGCATTTCCGTGTTTCGGACAGAACAGAAATCAATTTCTGCTGCATTAAACGAAAATGGAGAATGCTCAATCCCGTGGGAATGCGTCCAGAACAGTTGTGAAGGAGAAGATTTATACTGTGGTGTTTATGGAATGATCGGGAGCGACGTTGTGCTTCCGACTATTTGGGCACATCTCGGGATGATCTTACCAGGGGCAAAGCTGGGTGAAAATGCGGTCCCATCAACACCAACTGTGGCAGAACAAATACTTGCACAAACAAGCGCTGAGCGGGCAAAGGCAGAAGCGGCGGCGGAGCGAGCAGAAAAGGCCGCCATTCATCAGCCCATCATCCAAAACGGGACCTGGTGGACGTGGGACCTTGAGGCGGGAGAATACAAGGACACCGGAACAGAAGCCAGTGGAGGTGGATCTGGTGGATTCCCATACAAGATTGGGCACGGGTTAAAGGTGGAAGGCGGCAATACACTTGCTGTGGATGCTGTATCCGACTTTAGCGGAGACAATACGCTTCCTATCACTGCGGCAGCGGTGCAGGAAACGGTGGGAAATATTGAAATTATTTTAGGAACCATCTGAAAGGTGGAATAAAAATGAGCATAGCAACTGAGATTAGCCGAATCCAAACTGCAAGAAACGCAATCAGATCCAAAGCCGTAGAATTGGGGATTGGAACGAGTACAGACCAGCTAGACGCGCTAGCCACAAAAATTGGGGCAATCGAGAATCGTGGTGCCGTATCTGCAACTGTTCAAGAAGGAGATACATATACAATCCCGAAGGGATACCATAATGGGTCCGGAACGGTATCTGGCATTGCTGGCGGAGGAAATTATAACCTCCAAAGCAAGCAGGCGACACCGACGAAATCACAGCAAAATATTACGCCGGATAGCGGGTATTATGGACTTTCTGATGTGACTATTGCACCCATCCCGGATAATTTTCAAGATGTTTCTTCTGTGACCGCTGCCGCAACAGACGTTTTAACCGGAAAAGTCTTGGTTACGTCAGATGGAAAGGTTACAACGGGTACGATGCCGAACAACGGGGCAGTAAATGAGACGCTAACCGCTGAAAAGTTATCGTATGCTATCCCGAAGGGCTATCACAGCGGATCTGGAAAGGTGCAGATTGTCCCGGAGACAAAGAGCGTTATGCCTGGAAAGTCTGCTCAAACGGTAGAGCCTACGGATGGAAAAGTGCTAACCTCTGTCGAGGTGGAAGCGATTCCAGAGAATTATGCAGATACCGCCGATGGAACGGCGGTCGCTGGGGATATCCTCAAAGGTAAGACAGCTTATGCAAAGGGCGTAAAACTTACTGGTTCTATGGCAAACAACGGAGCGATTTCCGGCGAGATCGACGGATTGACCACTACATCCTTCTCTGTTCCAGCTGGTTACACCACCGGAGGTTCGGTAAATCTTACTGGGGACATCGAGGAATCTTTAGCTGCTATATAATGGGGGATTAGTATGAGTATTCAGGGAGAGATTGATAGACTTTCCGCCGCCAAAGCTAGTATAGCGGCATCCTTACAGTCTATGGGTGTGGACCCTCCGGATGGAACCACATTAGAGCAATATGCCGCACAGTTGGCCGCTATTGCGGTCAGCGCTCCTTGGCTGCCTCTATCGGGCGGGACGATGACGGGGAACCTGGATCTGGGTGGGAAATCGATTCTAAATGCAGCCGGGATCTCAGTTGCTTCGTTCACTTTGAACGCTTCAATCGGGGGGAGCGGTTCGGCCCAAATTTCTACTAACGGAAGCCAAGTATCGTTTGAAAGCGGGTTTGGAAGTTCAATGCGTTTAAGCGGGATATCGTCCCCATCCAGCTCAGACGATGCGGCTACGAAAGGGTACGTGGACTCCAAAGGACCCAAAACCGCCACTGTGACCCTCACCACTGATGGATGGCGCAAAGGAGAGCAAACGGTGACAGTGAACGGCATCCTGGCTGACAGCTCGGCCCAAATTGTTGACGTGTGCCCGGCAAACAAGCCTTCCGCTGACAGATGGGCGGCAGCTGGCGTGTGGTGTACTTCTCAGGCGGCCAACAGCCTGATCTTTTCCTACGACTCTGTGCCCACGGAGGATATCAACGTAAATATTCGGATGCAGGGGGTGTCAGCATGATTTTGAATCCGGTTGTGAGCGGCGGCGGAGGCGTAGAGACGGTGACGGTCCATATCGAAAATGGGGTAAGACGAGCGGATATTGATATTTATTATTCGCACAATGGACAAGTTTCTAGCCAAAACATCATGGAGGGCGGAAACGCCGAAATACAGCTCCAATCCGGTAACTCTGTGCTTATAAAAAATAACGGTTCCTCTTCTTTGTCCGTGACAGGAACAGGCTCGTTTGATTATACGGCAATCAGTGCCCCAGGGTCTGTTGTTTCTTCGTTTTTGCTCGTTGGATTTTATTCCGACTCCACCGTCACACTCTCATAAAAAAATAACCCCGCCCCTATTCGGGCAGGGAAAAGGGAGACAGCAACATGAACAAAATCCATAAATTACCAATGGGGGGGGGCGCTTGATTTAGCGCTCCAGCACCTTGCACAAAGCGGGGTGCGGACATGATTTTACAGCCGGTATTGAGCGGGGGAAAGAGCGGAGGAAAGCTTGTTCTTGAATCCACAAGCTTTCTGAACGTTGTGGATTCCACGGGGACGAAACTGAACTTCACGCTGCCGGAGGAATATGAAATATCGCAGTTGGTCGGATTTGGGATTTACTCGAGTACAAATGTGGCCGGAAAGCTTTA